CACTACGGCCACAAATGCGGCCGTTGACTCGCAGCGGTACGGCTGGAACAGCGGCGACACGACTGCGACTATCAACACGACCGCCAGCCCTGGGCATATGGCTCAGACTTCGATTGATGGCCGAAGCGTTTACTTCGCCGACGCTTTGGTCGCCTCTTCGACCGCGCCAACCGTGACAACCCGCGGCCACCGCTGGGTAAGCATCCCGGACCAGGAAATCGAGCTTTTTCTTTACCTGTGGGCGTTCAACGGGTCTACCGCGCCGGCCAGTACGACCACTTGGACGGTCGGATTCATCGCGGTGGAGGACACCGTTAACCTGCCGGTCTATCTGGCCGGCATTCGTCAACAAGGCTTTTCCTCTGCGATCCCGGTGGCGTTCCCTGCGGCGCAGGCGGTCACGGTTAGCAGCGGCACGGTTACAACGGTTTCAACCGTTTCAAACGTCGCCGCTATCGCTGCAGGAACCAACGCCATCGGCGACTTCGGCGTGCAGTACCGAGGCAGCTCGACGGGTGCGGCCACGCCAGTCAATCTCAACTGCCCGGCCACGCCGGCTGCGCAGGTCATCAAGGCGTCGGCCGGCCGCCTGCTCAAGGGCGGTGCCGTCAACGTCGCCACGTCACCGCGTTTCCTCAAGGTGTTTAACGTGGCGGCGGGTTCCGTGGTGCTCGGCACCACTGTCGCGGTGCTCGACATTCCGCTGGCGCCTAACAGCGCGGTTACGCCGCTCGACCTTGGCGAGGGTGGCGTTTCGTTCGGCACCGCCATGAGCTGCGCCATCACCGGAGCGCGTGGCACAACCGACAACACCGGAGTCACGCTTAATGACGTGACCTGCTTTCTAACCTTCGCATAGCGAAAGGACAGCCATGCCAACCAAGCCAGTCACGATTGAAGTCATTGTGCGCGACAACGCCGACGGCACTTTAGGGGGCGTACCTTTTGCGCCGCTGAACGTCGAGTCGGCGCAAGGCAGTACTGAGGACGAAGGTGCCACGTGCATCATCGGCAATGGTTATCTGCCGAGCATCGCCAGCGTGGCGCCGGCCGATATCCAAGTCACTGTGCACCAGCCGTCAGAGCTGAAGACTCCCGTAGCGCTTGTCACCCGCGTCGATGACGCCATCGAGAACACCAGCACCCTGACCTTCAATCTGACGCCGTAACCCATGCTGCTGCTGCTGCTCAACCAGCCGGCGAGCGGCGGCGTCGCATTGGCCGGCGCAGCACAGGCCGGCGCAACGGCCACTGGCGAGATCGCCAAGGCGGTCTCGCTGGTCGGCATTGCTGCCGCTGGCGCAAGCGCCAGCGGCGCGGTGTCGATGTCGGTGCCACTGTCCGGTGCGGCGGCCACGCTCGTGGCGGCGGCCGGCGCCCTCTCGCTGCAGGTCAGGTTGGGAGGAGCCGCATTGGCTGCGCTGGCCGGCGCGGGCGACCTGAGCGTGTCAGCGAGCTTCGGCGGCGCTGCGCTGGCGCAGGTTGCTGCGGCCGCGAATATCACCTTGGGCAAAGGCCTTGCCGGCGCCGCAACGGCGGGTGCTACCGCCGGGGCGGTGCTCACGGTGTCGATGCAGCTATCTGGTGCCGCGCTGGCCGCGGCGCAGGCGGCAGGCATCCTGCTGCTTAACGTGCCGCTGGCGGGCGCTGCGGTGGCAGGCGGTGCCGCCGCCGGCGCGCTACAGACAGACTTGGCCGGCGACCTGTTTCGCCCCGGTCTGCTGGCGCGGCGCTTTGTTGCCGCGCAGGCCGTGCGCAGGGTGGCCGCGTGACCGCACTGCGCCGCCAGCTCGGCGTCTTTGTCCCCGGCGAGGTCGACGTGGTGGAGTGCGACTACTCCGCGCGCCTGGGCGACGGGGAGACGATCACGAGCGCGGCGCGCACGCTCACGGTCATCAGCGGCGCCGATCCTGCGCCTGGCAACGTGCTGGCGGGTGCCGCGCAGGTGCAAGGTCCGCTGGTGCGTCAGATGCTGGCCGCGAGCGTGGCCGGCACAACGTACCTGCTCACCATCCTCGCTACCACGAGCAACGGGCGCACGCTGCCCGGCGTGTGCGTGGTGCCGGTCCGCAACCCATAGTGTTGCCATGCAGCTCTCGATCGATTTCTGGCAGTGGCTCGCAATACAAGGCGCGATGCTCACGTTTTTCTTTGGGGCTCTGGCCGGGCTGGCGCGGCTGGTGCTGCGGCAGTTCGAAGCGCGCATCGACGCGCGGCTCGATGTTGCGGACAACGCCCGCTCGCATGCCGTCCTGCAGTCGGAGGAGCGGTTTGCGGCGCTGGAGCGCGAGCTGCGCGAGATCCATCGCGCGCAGGGCGGGGCACGCGAGGAGATGCTGCGCGACTACGTGCGCCGCGAGGACTCGATCCGCGACCAGACCGTGACCAGCGCCAAGCTCGACGCGCTGGCGAGCGAGATCAAGCTGCTGGCTCAATACGTTGCTCGACTGCAAGGACCGCAATGATCGACATCGCAAAAGCCGCGCGCGAGACGGCGCGCTGGCTGATCCTGGTGACTCTCGACAAAGCCCGCCCGCTGGGTGCGGCCGAGAGCCTCATTGCGAGCGTGCTGGCTGCGGTGCCGCACCCCATCACTACACACGAGCTGCGGCGCGAGCTGGACTACCTCGAGGATCGTGGGCTGGTAGAGATTGGCGGACGCAACTCGCCGCAGTGGCACGCGAGCCTGACCCGCACCGGCGTGGACGTGGTGGAGTACACCGTCGAGTGCGATGCAGGCATTGCCCGCCCCGCGCGGTACTGGCACTGACATGCCCAAGCGCAGCAAGGTGGGGGCGCTGCCGGCAGACACCCGCCAGTGGCTGGAGGCGGTGCTGGTGAGCAACCAGTTCGGTGGGTACGAAGAGCTGGCCGCCGCGCTGGAGGCGCGCGGTTACCGGATCAGCAAGAGCGCGCTGCACCGGCACGGCCAGCAGTTCGAGCGGCGCCTGGCGGCCATCAAGGAGGCGACCGAGGCGGCGCGGGTCATCGCCGAGCACGCGCAAGACGACGCGGACGACCGCAGCGCCGCGGTGATGGGGATGGTGCAGTCGGACATCTTCCACATCCTCGTGGACCTGCAGGATGCGGATAACGACACCGAGCCTGCCGAGCGGCTCAAGCTGCGCGCGCGGGCGGCCAAGAGCATTGCCGAGCTGAGCCGCGCCAGCGTCAACCAGAAGAAGTGGATGACCCAGGTGCGCCAGCGCGCCGAGCAGGCCGCCAGCAAGGCCGACAAGATTGCCCGCCGGGGCGGGTTGTCGGCCGCCGCGGCGGACGAAATTCGCCGGGCGATCCTCGGCATTGCGGGCTAGGCCGGGTGGATGCCGTGCGCCAATGCCTCTGCGGCCGCGTCAGACGCATGTCAGACGCGATTCCTGGGGCTGGGCGGTGCCAACCCACACGGGACGGGCTTGCGCGGCTTGTAGGGCCTGATTTTCGGTGGGGGGTCCGATATGGGTAGGCCGGCCGCGCCGCGGCGAGCGGCGGCGGCGCCCACCGGGCTGCCGGCCGACCCCCTGGTGGACGCGCTGCCGGCTGCGTCGGGGCTGGCGCCGGCTGCGCTGCTGGGCTACCAGCAACGCTGGGTCGCGGACCGCAGCGCGCTCAAGGTGGCCGAGAAAACCCGCCGCTGCGGCCTGACCTGGGCGGAGGCCAGCGACAACGCCCTGGACGCTGCCCGCGCCGGCGGCAGCAGTACCTACTACATCTGCCCGAACCAGGACATGGGCCGCGAGTACATCGATGCGGTGGCCATGTGGGCGCGCGCCTACGACCTGGCCGCCAGCGCGATTGCCGAGGGCGTGTACGACGACGGGCCGGACGCGCCGTCGGACCGCCGGTACATCAAGACCTTCGAGGTGCGCTTCCCGGCCACCGGCCTGCGCGTGACCGCGCTCACCAGCCGGCCGAGCAACCTGCGCGGCAAGCAGGGCAACATCGTCATCGACGAGGCGGCGTTCCACCAGGACCTCGCCGAGCTGCTCAAGGCCGCGCTGGCGATGATCATGTGGGGCAACAGCGTGCGCGTGATCTCCACGCACAACGGCGCGGCCAACGCGTTTGCGGAGCTGATCGAGGAGGTGCGGGCCGGCAAGCGCGGCGGCCGCGCCAACGTGCACCGGATCACGTTTGCCGATGCGGTGGCCGACGGGCTGTACCGCCGCGTGTGCCTGCGCCGCGGCCGCCAGTGGACCGCTGAGGGCGAGGCGGCCTGGGTGCGCGAGGTACGCGACACCTACGGCGAGGCGGCGGCGGAGGAGCTGGACTGCATCCCGAGCCAGGGCGCGGGCGCTTACCTGCCGCTGGCGCTGATCGAGGCGCGCATGGCGCCGTGCACTGTGGTCGACGATCGTTCACCGGCGCGCGCGGCGTTTGATGCGCGGCTGCCGGTGATCGTGCGCGGCGCCTGGGATGAGCCGTTCGGGCGGATGGCGGAGGACGTGCGCCGGTACGCAACTGATGGGTGGATTGCCGAGCGGCTGGCGCCGGTGCTGGCGCTGCTGTCGCCCGACGAGGTGTTTTCGGTGGGCGGCGACTTCGGGCGGCTGGTGGACCTGAGCATCTTTGTCCTGCTGGGCCAGTCGCGCGACCTGGTGTGCCGGCCGCGGCTGGTGGTGGAGCTGTCCAACTGCCCGTTTCGCTCGCAGGAGTCGATCCTCTTCGCACTGGCCGACGGCGTGCGCCGCCGCCGCGCGCTGGCGCTGGACGCGGGCGGCAACGGGGCGGCGCTGGCCGAGTACGCGGCGCAACGGTACGGCTCGCAATGTGTTGAGCAGGTCAAGTTTTCGGACAGCTACTACCTGCAGCACATGCCGCGCTTCAAGGCTGCACTGCAGGACGCGACGCTGACCGACCTGCCCCGCGACATGGAGCACCGCGACGACCTGCGCGCGCTGCGCGTGATCGACGGCACGCCCAAGCTGCCCAAGGCCAAGACGCAGCGCGCGGGCGCCGACGGCGCGCGGGTCACGCGGCATGGCGACTACGCGATTGCGCTGTTCCTGGCGCACCGCGCGATGCAGATGGAGGCCGGCGAGATCGCGTTCACGCCCGCGCCGCGCGGCGGCGGTGAGTTCGACGAGCGCGAGGACGACTGGGGCGGCACCGCCGCGCGCGTTGGCGTGCGCCGCAAGGCCGCGTACTGATACAGGAGGCA